ATCGCAAGATGTTCTTGGACCCAGCAGGTCCTGTGACCATTCAGCGATTTGAAGAAGTCAAATACAACAAACTGGCCAAGTACGAACAAGAGGCTCGCGGTTTCTTTTGGGTTCCAGAAGAAATTTCATTAAGCAAAGATGCCAACGACTTTAAAGAAGCTAGTGACACAGTTAAACACATCTTCACTAGCAATCTCTTGCGTCAAACTGCACTGGACAGCTTGCAAGGTCGTGGGCCAGCACAGGTGTTTACTCCTGTAGTAAGCATTCCTGAACTGGAAGCGTTAATGTACAACTGGAGTTTCTTTGAAACCAACATTCACAGCCGCAGTTACAGCCACATCATTCGCAACATCTATAATGTTCCTAAGGATGTGTTCAACACCATCCACGACACCAAAGAGATTGTGGACATGGCGTCAAGCGTGGGCCGATATTACGATCACTTGCACATGGTCAATTGCGAAAAAGAACTAGAAGTTCCTGTGAAGGATCATGCACACGTCAAATCTATTTGGTTGGCACTCAATGCCAGTTATGCGTTAGAAGCATTCCGCTTCATGGTCTCATTTGCCACCAGCTTGGCCATGGTAGAAAACAAGATCTTCATTGGCAATGGCAACATCATTCAGTTGATCTTGCAAGATGAAATCCTGCACAAGGAATGGACCGCTTGGATTATCAATCAAGTGGTCAAAGAAGATCCGCGCTTTGCTCAGGCCAAGGCAGAGTGTGAAGCTGAAGTGTATCAACTGTACTTGGATGTGATCCGTGAAGAAAAAGAGTGGGCAGACTACCTGTTCAACCGAGGTCCGGTGATTGGACTCAATGCACAGATCCTAAAAGACTTTGTGGATTATACAGCGGCCAATGCTCTGAAAGAAATTGGCATCAAGTATCTAGAACCAGCACCACGCTCCACACCCATTCCATGGTTCAACAAGCATGTGGACACCAGCAAGAAACAAACTGCCTTGCAGGAAAACGAATCAACCAACTATGTTATTGGCGTCATGAGTGATGCCATTGACTACGACGAATTACCCAACCTATGATAGACGAATGGCATTACAAACGAGTCCAATGGCGAGAAACATTTGCATTGATCCCACGTCGTTGTGATCTCAGTGGTAGATGGATATGGGGCCGTCATGTTTGTGGCACTAGATTTATCACAGGACCCGGAGACCCAGTAGAGATTATAATCTGGAATCACCGTCACGAACACACCATTTATAGACTAAAAGGAAAACAAAAATGAAAGCAATTGTATGGTCAAAAGACCAATGCCCTTACTGCGACCAAGCCAAGGCGTTGTTGAAATCACGCAACATTGAATTTGAAGAACGCAACATCCAGCATGGTTGGACACGAGAACAACTATTAGAAGCAGTACCAAATGCTCGCACAGTACCACAGATCTTTTTAGATGATCAACTGGTAGGCGGGTTCACTGAACTCAGAACAAAACTAACAGAAAGCAAATAATGGAAATTGGAAAAGTTTACACATTCAAACTGAACTCTGGCGAGGAAATGATTGCCAAAGTTGTGGACGCTGGCGAAGGGTTTGCCATGCTACAAGACCCTGTAAGTGTGGCTCCTGGCCCTCAAGGCATGGGACTTGTACCATCGATGTTTACCGCAGATCCTGACAAAAATCCCCGGCTAAATATGAATTGTGTTGCTATTCATTCATTGACGGATGAAAATGTGCGTATGAAATACATCGAAGCAACCACAGGCATCAAGGTGCCAGAAAAGCGAATTTTAGTGGGATAAAATGCCAGCAGTACAACGAGTAGGTGATGCAGACGGTGCAGGAGGCGTGGCCAGTGGTGGTGTTGGGTCAGTACGAGTCAACGGTCGACCAGTAATTGTTGATGGCAACTCTGTAAGTGCCCATCCACCCTGCGGTCAGCGTCGAGCCCCGCCCATTCATTGTTCAGCTGTCACAGCTGGTGGGTCAGGCTCAGTTAGAGCTGGCGGCATTCCTATAGTTTACACCGGTGCCAGCGACACATGCGGACATGCTAGATCTGGTGGATCAGACAACGTTAGGGTGGCAGCATAATGGCACAAGGTATTCTAACCCCACTGCAAATAACAGCAGCCTCGGCCTTGTTGAATAACACTGGCATTGATCCACTACCCACTGCATTGACCACTGCGATTGCATCATTCAATGCTGGTTCACCAATTCCAAATTTTCTCACAGCAGTGGCTAACTATACTGCCGCATCATTTGCTAACGCAACAACCCTGACATCATTGCTGACCATTGGCAACACAACCATTCCTGCATTAGGCGATAGCATTCCTGCTGCCTTTACCAATCTTACTCCTGTGTCCACTGTACCTGCAGGGTTTTCAGGCTTAATCCAACAAACTGGAAACAACTATTTAGGTAATGGAGATGTTGGCCGATTTGCGCAAGGCTTCATGGCTGTGCAAGGTTACATCAACTCAACCAATCAGTTTATTAATTCTTCTGTGAATGCACAAACCTATCTTGGTCCTACATTTACTAATATGGATGCTTTGACCACAAATAGCATTAGTGATGTGAATCCAGATTTTGATAACTTTGCCATAGACATGACCAATCAAGGTAATTTAACCAACTTGAATGATCTTCGCTTGTATGGCACGCCTGCAGGTCTTTTACGGCAACTGGCTGCAGAAGGCAACATGGTAGGTGGTGTGTTTAGTCCTGTACAAACACCATTGCTGGCTGCAGGGTTAACAGCCAAAGAAATACAAACATTATTAGCCGGACCGGATGCAGTTTCAGAAAACGAATATCTTCGATTGCAACGCCTGGCCTATCAAGGTATGGCCAATGTTACAGGCACAGAATTGCAACAGGTGTTAAGTATACTAGCAGTTACTACACCTGACATTAACAGCATGACTGACTTGTTGGATCAAACCAGGATATTCCCCTATAGTTATACCACATTACAAACTCCCACACCTGAAGGATCAGTTTTGGTATACGGAGCCGACGGCAGTGTGAACATGAATCTAGCTGATAACGTATCAGCATATCTAGCATCACCCAATGGGTGTGAAGATTTAGGCAAAGTGATTCCTCCAGCACAGGCAGTGTCCAATAAAGCTGTGCAAGTGGCACTTGAACAAGTTACCAACATTACCAATGCTACATTGCCTGCATTGGCTGCCACAATTAATACTGCACCGCGAACACCGTGGAATATCAATGCATTTTATCTGGCCGACAATTTAGTAGCCGATGCTCCGGCAGTAAATGGATTGGCGCAGTTAAATCAAGCCACTGTGTTTTATCGTGCTCAACAAGACGTGCCTGCAGGTATAAACATCAATAACACTGATTATTGGTTGCCCACGACAATTGCTGGACTCAGTACCATGGCTGGATTGCCATTGATCCAGGCTCAGACCGCAGCCATTGATTCTTCTGTAGCATCATATTTTTCCAGTAACATGGCCACTGGCTCGGGACCTGATGGTACTATAACCACTTGTGATGTAATTGGTACTGCAATTGATCACAGTAACATTGCCGCACAACTGGCCATTGCCACTTCAGCCATGGCCAATATTGTGACCCTAGATGCCAGTAACATTGCCAACATTAATTCAGCCTACCTAGCCATAGCTGGTGCAGCCAATGCCACAGTGGTAGTTGCCAACATAACCAGAGCTAACGGCAACATCACTAACATTTACAACAACGCCAACACTCAAGTCGTGTCCAATGTCGCAACATTAAACACAGCATGGTCCGCCATTGCCAATGTGCTCAGCACAGAAAAAACATACCAAACATCCGCTGGCATTGATTACACCAATCTCCAGTCAGGTGAAAAGGTCAGCACAATGAGCTTTGTGCAACAATTGCCCATTTATGGTACTCAAACCAGTTCATGTGGTCCTGCTTACTTTCTTGAACAAGTGGCCAATACCAGCATCATTGGTGGCCAAGCCATAGTGGGTGCCTTGCGCGAAGGACAAAACAATCAAGTTTTGAATGCGGCAGGATTAGGGGTCAACACCACTCCTGCGGCACGGTTAGCAGTGACTCCTGTGCCTGCTGTGACTCCTGTGTACTAAAGTATACATTTTCTCTGGTTGACCAATAAAGGCACTGTCCGCTATAATTAGGGCATGTGGACCAAAATACAACGCAAAATACTAGATTACTACTATCGTACTAATTTTACAGTAGTAGAACTCCTAGTGATTGTAGGGTTATTATTTTGGTTGACCAGAAAAGCCTATTTTGCTATAATTATGGCATAGTAAGCAACAAAGGAGCCACAATGAAACTGCTGATCACTACCCAAGTTTATGAAAACTACGGTGCCCATGATTGGGACGGTGTAGGTGAGTGCCCTGAGTACTGGAAAGCCAAGGGCGGTTCTGACTATGTGATCCGTGATTTTGATCCTCTGCGTTATGCACCTGGCGTGATTGTGGACTTGATTCGTCCCAAAGTTGAGTCAGACTCAGAGTACTTCCGTGAGCACATCATTGACTGGTCAGTGGAGGCTGATGACTACCTTACTGAGTTTGAACAAAGCCAACTGGACTACGAAGGCCAGATCCGTTTTCCTGCCAAAGAATTAGAATTGGCTTGACCAATAATTCCCAATCTGTTATAATTTAGGCATAGTAAGCAACAAAGGAGCCCCGAATGACCCAAATGTCCAAGATCCAGCAAGTCAACTCTGCAATCATGTTTGGTGAGTTCTCAAACACTGAGCTTGACAGCATCATCAGTGCAGTGCAATTTGCCAAGGCCAGCCTGCGTAAACACAATATCCGCCAATTTGCCAAAGGTGACACAGTGAAGTTTCACAGCACCAAACGTGGCATGACCATGTCAGGCACTGTGAGCAAGATTGCCATCAAGTATGTGACAGTGAGCACTCCGCAAGGCTTGTGGCGTGTGCCTGCTAACATGTTGGAGGCAGCATGACATTTCGACGCTGGTTAAATCAGCGTTGGTATGCTCACTGCCTTGAAATAGAAGAATGGACTGGCCGCATGCCGCCCTATCCAATGTCTGAATATTTTGCCAAATACAAATATTGGCTCAAACGAGAATACCGTCATCAACAAGGAGAAAACTATGGGTCTTGATATGTACGCTTATGTGGCCACCCGTGAAGGCCAGCAACGCGACTATTATGAAGGTGCCGAATGGAACGACGACGCCAAGGATTATGTAAACACAAAGGTGAACAAGCCACGTGAGATTGCCTACTGGCGCAAGCATCCTAATCTGCATGGCTGGATGGAAACATTAGCCGAACAAAAGAAGTTGAAATATGATTCGTTCAACGGCGTAGAAATGGAACTCACTGCCGAGGACTTGGATGCCCTTGAACGCGATGTTAAAAAGCGTCAATTGCCTGTTACATCAGGATTCTTCTTTGGTGACAATTCAGATCAACACTACTACGACCATGACCTGGCGTTTATCAAAGCCGCTAGAACAGAAATGTTCATGGGCTTGAAAGTGTTTTATAACTCATCCTGGTAAGGCGTTAAGTATATGAATGAAACCGATTACAGCCACTCAAGGTTTGACGCCATAATGGCCGCAGGATGGATACGCGATCTCGAAAGTTCAGACAGTCGCATTCACAAAGAGAAAGTGATTGAAAAAGCCCTAATGGCTGCAAAATTGGGCAGTGCCGATGCGCAGTGTTTTTTGTTCAATTGCTACCAAGCCTACAATCCGTTCTATGTGTTTGGTATCCGCCAGGTGCCTGAAACTGAGGGGCTGACTGGTTGTGCCAATCCTTGGACACAGTTCTGGGCCATGCTAGAAGCCCTGCGCACTAGATACATCACAGGCAATCGTGCTAGAGAAGCAGTTGAAAAAATGAGCCAGCAGTTTGACTCAGAAGAATGGAACAATCTAGCCCGTCGTGTGTTGATCAAAGACCTGCGATGCGGTATCTCAGAAAAGACCATCAACAAAGTTGTGGGCAAGACTGAATATAAAATTCCCATATTCTCATGCCAGTTGGCACAAGACTCAACAGACCATCCCAAGAAAATGAAAGGTATCAAACGCCTAGAGTGCAAGTTGGATGGGGTGCGTGTGTTGGCAGTGGTCAGTGGTGACAATGTCACACTGTACAGTCGCAATGGCAAAGAGTTTGAGAACTTTCCGCAGATCGCTGATGCCATTGAAGATGTTCGCAAGCACTTTCAATACGGGCGTGGCACAGGTGGGCATTATGTGTTGGATGGTGAGATTGTGGGTGAAAATTTTCAGCAACTCATGCGCCAAGCACATCGCAAATCAAACGCCGAAACCACAGGCATGGTATATCACATTTTTGATATCATCCCACTTGAAGCCTTTCAAGAAGGCCACTGGAATGCACAGCAACACAAACGGTTAGAATGGCTAGAGTCAGCCCAACCTGGCCTGGAAGAAACTGCATGCCTGCGCATCATGCCTGGCTTGGATGTGGACCTAGACACAGCCGAAGGGCATGACATCATGCAACGCTATGCCGAGGCCGCTGTGGAAGGTGGCTTTGAAGGCATCATGATCAAGAGTTTGGACGCACCTTATGAGTGCAAACGTTCGGACTCGTGGATGAAATGGAAACCCACAATCTCAGTAGATTTGACTATTGTGGGATTTGAGCAAGGAACTGGTAGGAACGAAAACCGGTTGGGTGCTATAATCTGTGAAGGAGATGATAATGACCGTAGAATTCGTGTTAATGTTGGTAGTGGGTTTAGTGATGCTCTTCGCGATGAGTATTGGACCAGTAGGGATCAGTTACTTGGTCACTTGGTTGAAGTCCAAGCGGACGCAGTCACCCAAAACCAAGACGGAACCTACAGTCTCCGATTCCCCAGGTTCTTGAGATTCCGTGACTTTGAAGCAGGAGAAAAAGTATGAGTAAACGAATTGGTCCTATTACGCTTGACGGCGAAGCAGCCGATCGAATCACTGTGCTCGCTCTTAAAGAACAAAGAGACTATCTTAAAAAAGAACTAAGTGACTGGAAGAAAAATCCTAAAACGGATACCAATCCAGGCGGATACTGGTTGCACCCTGAAGATGTAGCAATCAACACTCGCATGGTCGAAGCATTGACTACAGTTATTAAGTATTACGGGGGATAAACATGAAAATTGGTCTAAGCTACAGCCGTTGCGTTCGCGACATTGTGGAAGGTCGTGTGGACATGAACGATGTATTGGTGCTGATCACTCGCACAGACTTTGATCCCAGAGATGACGAGCAGTGGGCAGGCATCTGGGATGGATACTGCTTCGGTGGCGGTAGCCGAGCAGAATGGAGTGCCTATGATTTCAACAGTAAAGAAGATGAAGATAAATTCCGCAGTGTCAGCATTGAACTTTGGGAAACTGGTCGACTACACCAGCCACGCAAGTTTGGCGCACACCCAAGTCGCCGGCAAGAATACTGGTTGGAAACAGTATTGCCGGACAGTGAACTTGAATCTCGCCCGGCAGTGAAAGATGCCTGGGACAAATTCCAAATGGTTGCTGGATTGACCAATGTCAAAATGGATCGAACTTATTCGTAATTTAACTTAGGAGATTCCCATGTGGAAACTTGTAATCCCTGCACTAGCAGTGGCTCTAACAGGATGTGGTGGTGGGG